GCTTTAACAGCGGCTTTGAATCCGCCTTTCTTCCACTTTCCATTCTTATTCATATGCTTAGGCTTAACCTTAGCGAATGCCTTCTTGTACTTGCGTTGATAGGCAGTAGTCTTCTTTTTACGCTTGGGTGCTTCGCTCACAGCCTCAAGAGCCTGAGTTTCAGCAACACCTTGTTCAAAGTCCTGTACGTTGCCGCCAGTAGGAACAATTGTTTCACCTGCTCGAATGTATATCTGCATTGAAGGAGATCTGCTAAGCAAATGGGATTCATGAGCTGGTATAGCTATCATTGGCATTGGTATAGTAATGAAATCATCTGCAAGTCGGTTTAGTGGGTCAAGCATAATGAGTCCTGCGGCACCGAGGCGAGCAAAACGATTAACAGTAGCAACTTTACCTTTTAGCCCGGGTACATCTGGAACATCCATGAGACGCTCGAGTGCCTCCTCTTTGGTTCGTTTACGCCCCAACTAACTCACCTCAAACGTCTTGCGCTTGGCTGAGCATTTGGGTTAGGTCCTTGGAAGTGATCTTCTTAGGTTCTGCAATAATCATAACATCAACCTCTGCGGTTGAATCTGATAGTGCTTCGTTATTGAGACCACTGCATGCAATTCCAATAAGCAAATCTGTTACGACATCGTAGCCTTCTGGATGAAGGTCTGGAGTTCCGAACATATGTTCGTAGGTGTTTACTAATCCTATGTTATTTGTTGTGTCACGAACGAAAAGTGATTGTTTGTCAAAAACACAAATTACGTTAGGCGATGCAATACCCACATCAACAACAGACTCGTACGCGGTTGTAGTTGCGAACAACTTAACGCTTGATTTGTAACTTGCATCAGGGGTCATTGATGGAACCAATTCTGGCCCCATGAAGTCAGGCCATACGCCATCGTCTCCAGCATTGCGAGTTCTGAGTTGAAATCGGATCTCTTTGATTGCAAGTCCACGTGCTTCAGGAATGGATACATAATCCGATAAATCAATTCGACCATAAACAAGTGAAGTTTTTCCCACACTTGTAATGTCAAACTGCAGTCTGTCTCTCAAAATTAAATCGTTTGCGCCTTTTGCCATAATAAATCATCTCTTTTTTGGGGTGGAGGTCGCAAGTAGTTATCAGACGTATGACGATCCAGAACGCTCCTACTTGCTTCCTCCAACACTTACTAAGTGAATGAGGCTTATTAACGTGCCTTTCAGAACTTGCAGTCCCATCTTCGCGGCGAAGCCGCCAATCTTCGCACCACCATTTCCCCCGACCACCACCCCAATGGTATAGCCCCCGCTATATTATTCCACCTGTGGATTTTTTTTTCGCCAGAGTTAAATAACATTATTATTTAGCTTGAAACATGGCGAACCAATACTCCATAACTGTGAGCGACGAGTCCGATAGGATTCTGAAGACGTTGAAAGATAGCGGTATTAAGACTTCTCAAGCAATTGACGAAGCGATCCGCACATTACAGCACCAAGCACTTGTGCGACTTGTTGCAAACCGACGATTGAGGGATTCACTTGAAGATTAAGTGTCCTTTCTGTACCTTTACAATTCATCATGAACCTATGGGTAAAAGAGCGGTTATGATAAGCGCAGATAAGTTACGTTATCATTTACAATACGATTGTCCAATTCACAACGTCGGATATGTGGAGGACTATCTTTGAAAGTTCTTGATCTCTTTTCAGGACTTGGCGGATTTTCAGAAGCATTTTTACGAGCTGGTGATGAAGTTGTTCGAGTAGAGAACAATCCGCTTCTTTCAGAAGTTCCAAACACTTCGATCGAATGTGTACGCCAGGTGCGAGACAGATTACTCGAGTACAAACAAAATGGCCATCCGATCCGTGATATTGACGTGGTGCTTGCTTCACCGCCTTGTTATGAGTTTTCATTAGCATATTCTGCACCTAGGGTCGTTGCACAAAGAAAAGGTGAAGAATGGAATCCATCACTTGAGTTGGTCGAAGTCACAATGGAAATCATAAATATAATTCAGCCCAGGTACTGGATAATTGAAAACGTAGTTGGATCTGCAAGATACTTCAAACACTTGGGGTTAATTCCACGCCAGGTTCATCGACCATACCTATTGTATGGAAACTTTCCAATGTTTGCAAAACCTAAACTACCAAGAAAACAGGATCATGATTCTTATCATGGTAATCCTTTGCGAGCAAATATTAGAGCGATGATTCCATTCGAGTTGTCGACTGCAATAAGAGAAGCGATTGTTTGTCAAAAATCTATACTCGAGTATTAGAACCAAAGCCAAGCTATTAGAACATAGTCTGCCACAGTTGCTCCAGCAACCGAAACCAATGTAGCAATTGAAAGAAAGACGTTAAACTTCATCAACGACTCCAAGCTGGTTTCTTTTGCTTCTTTCTTTTCTGCTCGAGCCATTAGCCATTCAGCAAATTTAGTAGTTGGCGTTTTCTTTTCTTCAATTGGACTTTCACTCATTTTCAAAACATCCTTGTATTTCCGTTATCGGCGTATCGTAATGGAATTGGATTTGGTCTGATCGCACCTACTACATATCCACCGTTGAGGAATTCTCGCAACCAATCAGGTCGTCTCGGACCTAATGCACCGTCAAATGTGTTCATTTGTCGTGCATCAGTTACAGTTTGTCTTATTGAAGCGGATGCGACCATCTCTTCTTCATCTCTTGAACTGATATCGAGGAAAAAGGAGTTAGCGGCGTTTGGTGTGATCATTGTTTCAGGTCTCATCCCACCATATCGCCACATCGGAAATACGTTACCCTCGAGTGCTTCGATGCTTACCATATGTCCGTTCGACATAGCTAAAGCGCACATAGCGGCATGGGATTCTGCTAAAACGCCCATAGTTGATTCCAAATTGCTTACCTTTTTCTTATCAAAAGCCATTAAAAACGACAATGCAATATTGCCATACTCTATGTCGGGACTTCCCATAAAGTGAATGTTAATGTAAACATGAGGAGCGTAAAAGTAGGCTTTATTTTGTGCGGCAATCTGTTCGCTTGGGAATTGAGTAAACGATGAATGATTTTCTAACCTAAGTCGTGCATTTGCTTTGAAGAGAACTGAATCATCGCCGCCTGCAACGTAACGTCGTGTTTGAGGTGTACCGTTTTCTTTATACAACATATTAGTAGGAATTTGAGGGTAAGCAGAAACCACGACCTCATAGTAAGCAGATCCATCCCCACCTCGTAAAAACGGTATTGAATCTTCAAATAAATCGATTTGAGACAAAGTGTGCCTGTATCCTTCTTGAAGGTTAATTCTTTTTTGGATGAAAGCATTGCCAGCACTATCGAGCAAAAGGTCCTCGAGTTCAATTGTTTCTTTAACAATACTTAACGCCATTACTTACACATCCTATGAGCCGCTTTAACAGCGGCTTTGAATCCGCCTTTCTTCCACTTTCCATTCTTATTCATATGCTTAGGCTTAACCTTAGCGAATGCCTTCTTGTACTTGCGTTGATAGGCAGTAGTCTTCTTTTTACGC